TCCATGGTAATATCCCAAACAGAACAAACAAGACTCGTGTAAGTATCGACATTCGTTTGCTAATCAAAGACGGTCAACCGCATCGCAAATGGCCAGGAGCATATTTTAGAAAACTTTTTGATAAGAAATATAACCAAGTTGTTGAGATTCTTCCTCACGAAAATGTGGTTACATACGGAGAGTACGAAGGTATTAAAACCAAACATATCGATTTGCACTTCCAAACACTGGTTGTTAAAAATTATTGTAAAACTAGAAATTACAAATATCCATACCAACACGGAGAAAACGAAGGTTTACATTATGCTCATATGGAATACTTAATTTCTAAAGCCGGTGTTGACCATTTGATGTTGTTTAGTATTTTTAGTTTGCCAGATGATCCAATACACCGAACAGCGATTATGAAGTCAGCATTAGCAAGTAAGTGTCGATTACATTTTTGCAATGAGGAACTGGTTTTAGAAAACGAACAGGATCTTGAAAAAATTGAATACCTTCGATCATTTACTAATGATTGGTCAAGTCCAGTTGATAGTCTTAATAACGAATTGGGCATTTAATATTTCTAACGACATTGACACTAATCTAAATAACCTTTATACTACAACATGACTGGTCATCCTCGACCCTATAACTCGGAGAATACATTGGCAAATTTACATTACAACAAAGAAGATGGTACACCACTTAGCGTGTCCATTCGTGAAAGACTCAAGAAAGGCAATAAACGTTTCTGGGCCGGCGACAATATCAGCGAATACGTCAGCGATATTGAAAAAGATGCCCTAATCAACGAAGCTACACAAGCATTTGAACAAGTATTAGATACACTATTAATTGATCGCGAAACTGATCCCAATAGTCAAGGCACAGCAAGACGCTTGGCCAAGATGTACTTCAACGAAATTATGGCAGGTCGTTACGAACCTGCTCCGGATGCAACAGCGTTTCCTAACGATAGCAAGGATAGATATGAAGGTATGTTGGTTGTGCGTAGTGAATTACGTAGCATGTGTAGTCATCATCACCAGCCTGTTAGTGGTGTCGCCTATATTGGGATCATCGCAGCCTCCAAACTTATTGGGCTTTCTAAGTATACTCGCATCGCTCAGTGGTGTGCTCGCCGTGGCACACTCCAGGAAGAACTCTGCAACGACATCGCACGAGAAATAATGCGGGCCACAGATAGCGAGAACGTGGGTGTGTACATTCAAGCCACACACGGCTGCTGTGAGAATCGCGGAATTATGGCACACAGTAGTCTAACACAAACCACAGTCTTGAAAGGTGCGTTTAAAGACGATCCAGCAACTAAGAAAGAGTTCATGGATAATATTAAATTGCAACAAGACTTTGCCCCAAGATAATTTTTCATGTTTATTGAAAATAATGATGCACTAGTAACTATAGTGTGCAGCAGAGATCAAGCCATACAAGAGTTGCAATCTCATAGCATAGACAGATTCGTAAGAAAACCATGCGATCATTATGTTATTATTGAAGATTCGGCTATGTCATTAAGTCAATGGCATTCCTTACTTAATCCCTACTACACACGCCATCGGTTGATTTTGTTAGAAACTTTGTTGCCAAAGAGTTGTTATCAAAATGATACTCCTACTAAATATGGTTGGCACAGGCAGGCATTGCTAAAACTAGTTGTTGCAGAAAAGGTTTTGCAAGATCGTTATTTGATTTTGGATACCAAGAACTTTTTTATAAAAGACACAGTATTACAAGATTGGCCATGCACTGAAGGCAATAATATTGTAAAGGATATCAATAAGGTTATGCCTACATGGCCAAATCTAGGTAAATTTTGTCAAGATTACAATATACCTATGCCTGAGAAAACATGGAGTCCGACAACCCCATTCATGGTAAAAACCAACACAGTTCGAGATTTAATAAAATATAAAGACCTCTATTCTATGTTTTTATCTAATTTTGGATACTCAAGTGAACTAATTTTATACTCAGTTTTTGCACATCATCGCGGATGTTTATTGCAAGAGGGTCCGACTGCAAATATAACTTTTTGGAATAACGAAAGAGATTTAAATAAAACAACATTAGAAGAATTTTACAGCTGGCCGGAGTTAAAAACTATAGGACTGCATCGCTATATTTTTAAACACTTTGATGATTTGTCTAATCTGATAGATTGGTCAGTGGAAAAAGGGTTAGATAGAATTACAGTAGAAAAATGTTTGGTTAGATATCAACAAGATACTATCAACAGGCAACATTAACAAGTAAGTATATAATTAATGTTTTACAGCGGCCATTATGGCATTCATCCCGCTTTATAAATTCTGCAAGCCTATGCTATAATTTAACATAGGAGAAATAAATGATTCATTATAATGAAACTGATTTAATAAAGTCTATTAATCAGCAAACACTTTTGCAATCTAGGCAATACAAGTATACCAGTACTAAAGAATACGTGGATGCTTTCCCGGTTGCATATCGTCAGTGGCGGGCCGACAGTCATTGTAATCTAATTCATGGCTATAGCTTTAGCATGAAGTTTTACTTTGGCACAGACGACCTAGACGTTCGTAACTGGGCTGCTGATTACGGTGGTCTTAAAGAACTAAAGAACGTGCTGGAAAGTCAGTTTGACCATACTTTACTTGTGGCCGAAGACGATCCCGAACTTGAGTTTTACAAGGAAATGGAACGGCGTAATCTTGCCAAGCTGACCATTCTACCCCGTTTAGGCTGTGAAGGATTGGCTGATCAACTGTACCGATATGTCAATGGTGTTTACATTCCGGACATGTGGGGGGCGGCAGAAGCAGATCGTTTATGGTGTTATCGTGTGGAAGTACGTGAGACACAGGCCAACATGGCGTTCCGAGAAGGACACCGTGAATGGAATGAGGATTTATTTGCTTGAACAGTTTTGAAAAAATTTGGGCACGAGCAACTGGTCATTTGATGGGCGAAACCGACGAGGATAGACCCGATGTTCCTATACTCAGTCTCCGCGAAGCAAGAATAGCACTGTTCCTAAAAACCTTTTGGATAGTAATCCATGTTGTTACTTGCTGTTTCATTATTGCCAACGTAATACATCACTGGTAAAAGATAAAAAGAGGATCTATTTGAATAAGTTTGATATTGGTACGATCACCATCGGAGGCAATTCACCTTTGGTTCTCATTGCAGGTCCTTGCCAGATTGAGAGCCAAAGTCATGCCGAACAGATGGCCGGTGCAATACAAGAGATAACAAAGAAGCTAGGTATTTCTTTTATTTACAAAAGCAGCTTTGACAAAGCCAACAGATCCAGTGTTAATACACAACGCGGCGTTGGCATTGATCAAGGCTTGCAAATATTAAACAGTGTTAAACATCTGTTTGGTATGCCCATATTAACAGACATTCACGAAAGTTATCAAGCACAAGTTTGTGCCGAAGCCGGCATCGATGTGTTGCAGATTCCGGCCTTTCTTTGCAGGCAAACTGATCTGTTGCTGGCAGCAGGTGCCACGGGTCTGGCTATTAACGTCAAAAAAGGACAGTTCTTGGCACCACACGATATGAAAAATGTTGCTGATAAAATTGCATCAACCGGCAATCGTCGTATTATGTTGTGTGAAAGAGGATATACTCATGGATATAATAATCTTGTGGTTGACATGCGTAGTTTACCTATCATGTCAGAGACTGGATATCCCGTAGTGTACGATGCCACACATAGCGTTCAACAGCCTGGTGCAAATGGGTCGAGCTCAGGCGGAGATCGAAGGATGGTTCCATATCTTGCCCGGGCGGCTGTAGCTACAGGCACAGTTAATGCTGTGTTTATTGAAACTCACGAGAATCCGGATTCAGCACCCAGCGATGGACCTAATATGATTCCGTTAAACAAGTTAAATGGATTAATAGAGCAGCTTTTTTTACTTAATGAATATGTCAAAAAATTTCAAACCTTCGATTAGTATTTTACTTCCTACCAGAGGTCGTACAGAAGCACTCAAACGCAGTATCATGAGTCTAATTAATTTGGCTATGGAACCAAAAAAATTACAAATACTCCTGGCATTCGATTCCGACGACAATACTTCTGTGGATTACTTTATTAACCATATTCAATCAGACATAGAGGCCGCCGGTGCACGTTATACCTGTTTATCTTTTGCTCCGATGGGCTATATAAGACTTAATGAATATGTCAATGGATTGGCAAAAATTTCCACAGGCGACTGGTTAATGTTTTGGAACGATGATGCTATTATGGAAAGTGCGAGTTGGGATAAAAAAATTGTAAATCATACTGGAGAATTTTGTTGCCTACGTATGCCAACACATAATGAACATCCGTATGCTATATTTCCTATTGTGCCCAGAAAATGGTTTAAATTACTGGGATATTTGAGTCAACACCAAATATCAGATGCATGGATCAGCCAAATTAGTTATATGTTAGATATTATGAAAGATGTCGATATCAAAGTAACACATGACCGCCATGACTTAACTGGAAATAATAAAGATGAGACTTTTGAAAATCGGCCCATGCTTGAAGGTGACCCTACTAATCCAGCAGACTTTAATCATTATGGCTGGAGGGATAAACGAATACGAGATGCTATAAAAATTAATGAATATCTCAAAACAGTAGGTCAAAACACAGAATGGTTTCAAAATGTCTTAGAAAGTAAACAAGATCCTTGGCAAAAAATGTGCGGGCCCGTGTGTGATCCTAATAAACAACTAATGCAATATAAAGAGAAAAAATGACACACGAAATTAAAGATCGAATTATTGAATACTGGAATCAACAACCCTGTAATA